TATGACGGGAAGACGGATGCACCGCGAACCGTGTGGACGCAGCAGCAGATGAAGGAAAGCCAGCGAGAGACACGTGGGTTTGGGTAGAACGGCTAAAACCTTACCGCGGATTTGCGCGGATGAGCGCGGATGGCAAGTTGGCTTTTAGCTCTTGGCTTTTGGCTTTTGGCTTCGCAGGCAGCGGCATATGGAAATGATGTCCTGGGAGAACTCCCTGAGGTTGCATGGCAGAGGACAGTCCCTCGGGATCCCTCCACTCCGCGCCATGGAGTTGTTACAGGACAAATTCTCTTGGCGCTCCGGTCGGGATGACACAGGGTGGGTGGGCTGGTGGCGATGGGATGCAGCTGCCTGAGGGCTTCTTCAAGACAATTGGCAGCGGGGGCTGTGCTCCCAAGCCTTACTGAAGTGCTAGTGGCTAAGTGCTAGTGGCTAAGTGCTAATTGCTGGTTTTTGCATGGCGAATGGGATTGGTAAGAAGAAGCCGGGATCGGGAGGAAAGGCCGCGCGACGGGAACGCGAAACAGTTCGTCCTAGCGCACGAAAAACGCGCGTGCCGGAAAACGCGGTGAAGCGGGCTACGGCGGAGCAAATCCTTGGAGTTCAAGACGAGTGCGAGCTGTGGGACCGGTTGCTGCATTCTGACGACGATCGGGTGGCGTTCGCGGCGCTGAAGTACCTGACCGACAGGCGAGATGGGAAGTTGTATCCGGCCGTGAATGGGAGTCTGGGAGGTCACAGTTTTGGAAATCCTGGGCACTTCCCGGAGGATTCTCACCTGGCGGATCCTAAGATTACCGCGGCGCTTCAGGATTTGTTGCCGCCGCCGACTCCGGTGGTGACGGTGGGAGAGGAACATGGATCGCCGTGATCGCACGTGATCGCCGTGATCGGAAACCGCAGGGGCTGAAGGCCGGAATTCAACCATGACTCTGCGCGGCCATAAATGGCCGCTCTTCCACCACTTCTTCACGCTAAAGCGCGAAGAATGCTTCACGGATTTAACGCTCTGGGGAGAACTCCCTGAGGCTGCATGGCAGAGGATGCATTCTCGGGATCCCTCCACTCCGCGCTGCAGATTTCCGTGCGAAACAAGGTTTTCGTGGCGCTTCGGTCGGGATGACAGTGGGTTGGGTGGCTGGTCTTTACCGATACTTTTCTGAGTCGGACACTTTGCACCGGCAAGAGTGCCGGTGCCACACAATCTGATCACGGCAATCACGCTGCGATGATTACGCGCGATGACGCGCGATCACGGCAGGGGCTTAAAGCCCGGGAACTGTTGATTCGAGACGGCACGACTATAAGTCGTGCCCTGATACCTGCAGAGGCTAAAGCCAATTCCTAAGCACCATTCGCTAACTGCCAACTGCTAATTGCTAATTGCTTCCCATGGGCATCGTTCAGGGCGAGATTGACATTTACGGCGTGCTGGAGAGCCTGGACAAGATGCCGCACCAGCGGCAGTTCATCTCGGCGCCGCAGCAGAATGCGGCGTATGTGGGAGGGCAGGGCTCGGGTAAAAGCATCGCGCTGTGCGCCACGGCGATTTTGAATGCGATGGACGATCCCCACGGGTACTCGCTGATCGGCCGGCTGAACATGACGGCGCTTGAGTCTTCGACGATGAAGACGTTCTTCGAGCTGGTGCCGGAGGCGTGGGGCAAGTGGCATGCCTCGAAGAAAATGTTCAGGTTCACGAACGGGCACGAGATCATCTTCCGGCACCTGGACATCACCGAGCCGAAGATCGAAGGCCATATCAAGAGCTTGAATCTCTCGGCGGCTTACGTCGATGAAGCCACGGAGATTTCGCAAGAGGTCTACTACCTGCTGGCCGGACGCGTGCGGCGCAAGACAGCCAAGCGCAGGATCGTGCGCCTGGCGTCAAATCCGGCCGGACACGATTGGGTCTGGAAAAACTTTTTTGATCCCAAGCGGAAGCCGGAGCTGGTCCAGAGCAACTTGGGGATCACCGCGTCCACAATGGATAACCCATTTCTTCCGGCGGAGTATGTGCAGAACATGCTCAACACGTATCCGGAGGACTGGGCGCAGCGGTTTATTCACGGATCGTTCAACGATTTCTCCGATGCGGTCTACAAAGAGTTCAGCGAACAAACTCACGTTTGGGACGCCGGAAAGCCGCATGCGGTGTTTGGCGGAGAGATGGAGCCTCCGCTGGATTGGCCGGTGATCATCGGGATCGATATCGGTTCGGATATGGACCCGTGGGCGTGCACGATCGACGCCATGGCACCGAATGGGATGCTGTTCCAGTATGCCGAAGTTTACGGGTCGAGCCTGTTGTGCGCGGAGATCGCAGGGCAGATCCACGAGAAGGTCGGAGGGAGAAAGATTTACGGCATGGCCTACGACTATGCCAACCGACAAGCGGCACTGGAACTCGCAGAATACGGCATCTTCGGCCAGCCGGCGGTTAAGGAAGTTCGTCCCGGGCTGTTTAAGACGGCACAGTATTTCCACATCGATCCGCGGCTGGAGCATCCGTTTGATTCGGAAGTGAAGGGTAGCCCAAGGGCGTTCATTTCGTCGCGATGCGTGAACTCCATCCGCGAGACGAGCGCGTACAAATGGCAGAGAGACCGGTCGGGCTATCCGACAGGCGAGCCGGCGCACGATCATTCGCATTCGCCCGACGCGCGGAGATATGCGATCCACACGTTTCGTCCCTTGCCGGAGAAGACTCCGGCGCCGAAGAAGTGGGAGAACAAAGAGCTCGACGCGCTCTCCCAGATGTACTGGCGTGACGAAGAAAACTTTCAAGACCGGTCGATGCGCTTTTCACCGCGCTCGCGAGAGCATAAGACGATTCAGGAATGGCAACAGATGGCGAAGGCCGGGCCAAGGCGGTTTCAGAGGCCGAGGTATGCCAAGTTTGTGAGGGTGTGAGGGGCAGCAGTTAGCAATTAGCAGTTGGCGATTGGCTTTTGGCCCTTGGCTCTTGGCTTTTGGAACACAACCCTACCACTGATTTCACTGATGACACTGATTGAACATCTTCATGTCGCATAACTTTCTGGTGTACAAACTGAAGCATCTGCGCAAGGTGAATGCGCAGCGGCGCGCGCTATCGCAGCCCTCGGTCGATTTTGTGCCGGTGCTGACCAAGGGGCAGGTGCTGTACGTCCCCGCGGGCAAGATGGGTGAGGAACCGTCCTCCTGTTACAACTGCGCGAGCTACAACTTCGAGAAGTCCTGCATGAGGATCGGGCCGGAGATCGAGGTCCGTAAGTTTACCTATCCCACGAAGGCTACGCGAGACGCAGAACCTATCGAATACTGGCCGTGCTGCGGGATGTGGGACAAGGGCGAACCCAACCGGGAGGAGGAAACCTTTGTCAGCGCGAACGACCCCAGCGACCTGGGATTGATCTGGATCAACGCTCCGGAGACCGACCAGGAGTACGGCGGCGCCAACTGCGGAGGGCAGAACGGCGGAGACGATTGCGATCACTACATCACCAAGGACGGCGACAAGCGATCAGAGCCCACGGCGTTTTGCCGCGTGCTGCAGGCCGAAGTCGAGAACGGCGCGGTCTGCGCGGCATGGGCTGATGACGATCAGATGAGCTGGCAGCAGGCGCAGGGGATCTTGAGGGAGATTGGGGAGGAGGAGTGAGGGGATCGCCGTCATCGCCCGTCATCGCGCGACATCACCGTGATCGGAGGCTCAGGGGCTAAAGCCCCAATTCTTTTTTGCGTCCTGACGGCACGACTGAAGCTGGTGCCCTGATACGAACCGGTTTGGCGTTGCATCACTGCAGCTCCTCGAGGCCCGAAGCTTGTGGGAATCGCGTTCTGGGGAGAACTCCCTGAAGCGGCATGGTTGAGGACGCATTCTCGGGATCCTTCGACTCCGCGCCTTGCATTCTCTTGAGTCACAACTCATCGTGGCGCTCCGCTCAGGATGACACAGGGGTAGGTAACTGGTGCGATGTGATGCAGTGTTTCGGTGCTTGCTCCTCATCGCGCGTCATCGCCGACACCGGGTTAGGTGATGGTTGGGATTGATACAGCCTGCCGGTGATGGCTTCATCAAGAAGGAAACTTCGCACAGGCAAGAGTGCCTGTGCCACAAAATCTTGGGCATCGCGTGATTGGATCAACAGGATCGGGCTATGGACTGAGTGGACTTGGTGGACGGGGTGGACATTGGCGACTGACGAGATGGGAAGACAAATCGAGCACGAGAGCAGGGAGCTTGAGGCAGCGCCCAAGATTCCTGTGGCCGCGTTGCAGCCGCGGGCCCCGCGGCAAGCATGGGCAAGCGGACATGGCGAATCAGGGCGGTGCGGGTGGTGCGGGCAGTTCGCCGACGACCTGGTGATGGCCGAACCGGCGATGAGTGATCTGCACGGGAACATCTTGCGGCCGGCACGCTACAAGGGTGTGAAGTGCTGCGGCCAGAGACATTTGTGAGATCGGGTGATCGGGTGATCTGGTGATCGGAGCACTGCAGCAGGAGAACACGGCACGGAGATTCTTATGAACGAGCTGCCGGTGGAGAGCCGGTTCAAATACGGACGGGACCAATTCGATGACATTGACGCTGATGATCTTGCTGGGTTTCTTTCTGGGAGCGGCGCTGATTCTGGCGCTGAGCCTGCAATATCTGGAAAGACAGAAGTGGATGAGGATGTTCTCCGAGAAGCAGGGGATCCCGATCGACATTATGGAAGGTAAGGGCGGAGGTGCACAGGCGGGGACGCCTGCGCTCCAATCCAACAGGGATCATCGGCGGCGGTTTCCAGTGCCGATCCCCGGGGCGGATTGGATGAGGAATCCGCGGGGAAAACAACACCCTACCGAGGATTTGCGCGGATGATCGCGGATGGGAAACCAAGTTTAGGTCGCCGCTTTGGATTCCAATTCCCCGACAAAGCGTCACGGGGGTTGAATGTGAGACGCGGCAGTGCCGCGTCTCTACGACGTGACTCTCGCCGATCCGCCTGCTTCTTCGCGCAGAAATGCTCTATGCGCAAATGGCTAAATATTGATGTCTAACTCATTAACGAGTGTAATTTCCGGGATTGGCGGATCGATTAGAGACCTGTTCGCAAACAGCGACAAGGTCATCCGCTCGAAGACTGACAAGCCGCGGTCGCGCGACATTGCTCCGCAGTATCCGTACTCGGAGCCGATCGAGAAGCGGGTCCTCTGGCTGCTCGAGTACTACTATCGCGAAGGGTCCTTCGAGAAGATCCAGTTCGCGCGCAAGTGGATGAGAAATGCCCTGATCTTCCAGGGATATCACGAGCTGGAATGGTCGGAGATCAACGTCGCCTGGGACGTGCTGCAACAGGACTCGGGCGACTTCGCCTTCCCCAACAACTACTACCGCACGCTGGTGCTGCACGGAGTGAGAGCGTACCTGCAGAACGAGCCGATCATCGAGCCGGTGCCGTCGAACGACGATGCGGAAGCGCAAGCGGCATCGAAAGCGGCGAGGAACGCGCTGGAGGTCATCCGCAAGTCAGTGAAGTACGACTACCTGAGGGTGATTGAGGCGATCAACCTCCGGCTGTTCGGCAACAGCTTCCGATACAGCTACTACTCCAAAGACCCGCGATTCGGATACGCGACCGCGCCGGTATATCAGGATGCGGAGATCGTGCTGAGCCCGGGAGCTTCGATCTGCCAGCACTGCGGAATGATGGAGGGCGAGTTCGATCAGTGCCCGGCCTGCACCAATCCGATTCTGGAGAAGAGTCCGGCGACGGTGGCGCGGGTGCCACAGATTGCCGGCTCTGTACGGTTCCCGCGAGGCGAGGTAATGACCGAGGTGGTCAACCCGCTGGAAGTCTACGTGAGGAGTTCGAGCTATGACCTCTGGCACGCGCCTTTCATTATTCGCAATCGGGTGGTTGACCGGCTGGCTCTGCAGTCAACTGCTCCCAACGTCCAGCTCGCGCCGGCAGGAGACGAAGGCGGCGGAGAAGCTTACGCTACCGGCGGAGACCTGGGGCTCATCTACCTGCAGTCCCTCGCGGACTTACCTGGAGACCCCACCCAATACGCAGCATGGTATGAGCGCGCGACTACTGCTGCTAAAGCGCTCCTGATCGAAGGGTGGATCCGGCCGGCGCAGTATTTCTTCGACAAAGAGCTGGCGAAACAATTTCCCGACGGGCTGTACGGCGCAAAAACCGGAGACACTTTGTTGTGGTCGCGCAACGAGACGATTGAAGACCACTGGACGCACTATGTCTTCACGCCGGTGCCGGGAAGAATCTGGGGCGACGGCGACGACGACATCATTCCCGAGCAACTGAAGCTCGATGAGACGGACCGGCTGATCCAGCGCAACCAGGGATACAACTCGGCGCCGCTGCTGGCTATCGACTCGCAACGAGTCGACAAGAACGAGATTTTGAACGATCCCTCGACGATCATCGAGGTCAAGCCGGCAGGCAGGCCGGTGGGGGAGGCCGTACATCAGATGCAGGCCATGCCGCTCTCAAGCGAGACGTGGGCGTGGCGGAACTCGCATCTTGCCGACATGCAGTTTCACGCGCGCATGTCGCCGACAGCGATGGGAATGCATGAAAAAGGCAACAACACCTTTGGCGGGCAGGAGTCGGCAGCGGCAAGGAGCGATTCCGCACTGCTGCCCAACCTGATTCTGTGGAAGTCGGCGGATGAGCAGTGGGCGCGGCAAGTACTGAAGCTGGCCGCGGAGAACTGGATTGACGAGCGCGTGCACGCGGTGATGGGCATCAACGGAAAGTGGGAGTTCCAGAAGCTGAGAGGCGCTGCGCTGGACACGGACAAGTTCACGATCATCACGCGGGTGCTGCCCATCGATCCCGCGCAGCAGGATTCGATGTCGAAAGCCGTGGCTTCGGGCGCGCTCGATCCACACGATCCACGCGTAAGACGGAAGATGATGGAGCTGTTCCATCTGCCGCTCGAGCTGGACGCGTTCTACGACGACGCCAAGGTTCAGTGGTCGGAGATCGAAGAGATGAAGCAAAGCGGACAGCAGATCCAGCCGGTGCTGATCCGCGACAACGACCAGGTCCACATCGAGATCTGCCGGGCGTACATGAACAGCGACGAGTGCCGGAAGAATCCGCAGCTGACGCAACTGGTGCTGCGCCATGCGCAGCT